ATCAGTAGCAAAATCGCCATTAGTAACTAACTCACTTCCTTGTTGTGAAAAGTTTCCGTTTAATACTTCTTCTGTACCTATCTGTGAAAAGTTACCATTTGAAACTAACTCTGAACTTATTATCTGTACATTCTCTACTAAACCTTGTGCATTAACTCTAGTTGCAGCAGAATTTCTTTCAAAGTTGAAATCTCCACTTAAATCTTCTACTACTGAAACATTGTCTATTTTAATAGTTCCAGTTGTACAAGTAGCACTTACTCCAATCATTAAAACATTTGTCGCTGAAGAATTTGTTGCAGTTATATATACTTGATGTGTTCCTATTACATTACTAATTGCAACCGAACCAAAACCTCCCACGCTACTTAAAGCTGCGCCATTACCATTTAAAGTATTTTCTATTATTTCATAAGTAAATAAATATGTTTTTCCATTAGTAATAGTAAAGTCTTGTTGTACATATTGAGATGTACTGTTTGCATTTGCAGATGCTTGTCCATTTGATATTGACCAAGTACCAGTTTTACTCCAATCGGTATCAGTAGCAAAATCTCCGTTTGTTACAAGCTCTGAGCCATATAAATTTTCATTTGGCTTTACACTTAACATTCTGCCATTGTCGTATGCAGTTGGTGTAAGTAATATTGATGCTTTATCTAATAAATTATCTGCCATCTTATTCTATGTTTTCTAATTTAGTTAATGTTGCCGTTGTGCAAGTAACGTTTTCATAATAGGTTGCTCTGCTTTCTAAAGTAATTAATAAAGCAGGAATAGCACTTGGAAAAGCAAAACGATAATAAATGCTTCCCCATCCTATTTCCATAGGGCTTCCCCACCAACTTGTACTATAAATTTCGTTTGCCATTCTTTATTTTTTTATTTCTTTTTTTTAAAAAGACTTTTAACTTTTCTATGTTTTTTTTCTTAGGCTTGTAGATCATAAAACCCATCCATTAAATGTTGAATCATAACTTGGGTAAATATCATCATTTGAGTTACTTGTATATTCAGGATATGTTGCCTGATTAAAACTCATAAAATCAATAAATCTTCTAGAATACCATTCAGCATTTGTTCTTGCTTTCTCAACTAAAAAATCTACTTCGTTTTTATCTACTGAAATAGAATTTTCTGATGTATGTTTAAATACCCCACCCTGTTTAACCTGATATGCAGCAAATGGATAGTAATTAGATTGAGCATACCAAATTAACATAGGTACAATATAGTCATCTAAAATTGTTTTCCATCTTGCATTAGCAGCATCGTCAATATTAGGCATTGCTGCAGATAAACCATTATACAGATCTGTTCCCATTATTTGCTGAACGTCTATTTCCTGTGACAGCTTCACAAACTGAATAAACTTTTCAGTCGAGATGTTGCCATCCATTATAGAATTACGAACTAAATCTGTTCTGTTTATGAATAATTGTGTAGCCATTTATCTTCTTTTATTTGTTGGTAAAAATCCCTCGTTAGGCATATCTTTTGGCTTAGTCCCAACTAAAGGATTATTTTTCTCAGGTCTAAATCCTTTTCTTTTAGCTTCAGCAACACTAATTTTTGGTGCTAATGGACTATTTATATCAATACTACCTTTTCCTTTCTTCATATAAGTCTTACGCATCCAAAAGTGATGGCAAGCCCCACCACCTTTATACAACCAAATCGAATATCCCTCTGATTGCTTACCCTTTGGTGCCCAGCCATAATTTAATTGTACACTATTCATTTTTAATATATCTTCTTTTCGATATATTTTTTTAGCTTTTACCATTCTATCACAAAAATCTCTACTATCTTCAGAAACTTTTAAAGGTGCATATTGATAACGAACTTTAAATTGTGTATCATCAACCAATTCATCTTGACTACTTTTTGCATTTGGTCTTGCAATACCTGTTCTAGCAAAATTCCATAGCTTAGATAAAAAACTTTCTTTCTTTGTATTTAATTGATCTATCTGATAATCTAAAGCATCTTCTGCTTCATAATCAACTTTTCTTTCATCTATTAATTCCCATTCAGATAAATCTTCATCTTCTCCAAAAGATTCTAAAGTAACTTCTTCTAGCTTAACACAATTAGGTACTTTTTTACCATTCTTGGTTTTCATACCCCTTTGCTCATATCCATCCCAACAAGGTGCTTTAAGTTCTTCGTGGCTTACGCAAGGCATATAATAAGTAACACTCTCAACTTCGTGTTCGTGATATCCACCACATCCCATTTCATCTGCTACCTTTTCTGCTTCTTCTTTAGTTTCATAAGCCTGTTTGCCATCTATCTTTTTAAGGCTAAACTTCTGCATCTCAACCCCTGTTTCTTCTTCAATAGTTTCTTTATCTTGAATTGAACTATCTACTTCAGTAAATTCTAAAGGTTGTAAGGTCGTAAAGTATAGGTTTAAGCTAATATCATTGTAAGCTAGTATTCTATCAAAGTTATCTATTAAAAGTTCCTGAAAAGGTCTTATTACAGTATTATCCATTAACAAACTAGCAGTCTTTATTTCATCTGCATTACTAGAAAAACCTGTGCTAGATTTAATACCTAATAAAAATGGTGAAACAACCCTATGTGCTACTTGTATTTTAGATTGTGATTCTTCAGAAAGAAATTGATATTGGTTATGTGCATCTGATAACTGAACAGGTGTTATTTCTGCTTGACTTTCTTTATTGTCATTAAAAGCTAGTATAAACTTTCCTGCATTACTTGTCCCACTAAATTTCTGAGCAATCTTATTTTCTATTAATTGTCTTTCTTGTTGGTTTGGAGTACCATTGTTAAAATTAATTAACATACTAGGGCTTAGACCATTAAGTATATTATTCAAATGATAGTTAGATACTTCTTCTTCAAGTTCTGCATATTGCAATCCACCTTGGTAATCCACAGGTGAGTAGTAATAAAAACCTGCCTTGTATGGTTGAACATACAATATTTCTATATTTTCTTTAGACATCCCAAAAGCAGGGATTCTAGTAGGTATATCTGTTCTTTTTATATTTGCCCAATCTTTATAGTAATAATAAGCAGGTACTTCTCCATCTTCATTACATTTTTCTGCCCTTAAAGTTTCAATAGGCATATGCTCTATCTGTGCAATAGTCTTTCTATCCTTAGAATAGATGACCTGAATAGCACATTGTCCCATTAATTTTAGATCATAGCATAATTTTCTAACTACATCTTTTTTAAATAAAGAAACCATCTGAGCATACTCATTTGGCTTAGAACTTGAATCGGTAGCATTTAAACCCTTTCCGTAAATAGCCTGACTAATACCATTGATAGCAGCATTATTTGTTGGACTTCCATTGTATCTATCAATTAAATACTGAAAGTAATTATTATCAGCACCATATTCAATCCAATCAGCACCATTTACTTCTTTAACTTCAGGGCTTGTATAAGTACTTAAATTAATAAATCCAAACTCTGATGTTTTAGATTTTTTTATAAACTGCCCTTTATTATTTCTTAATCTTGTTTTCATCTTACTAAATAAGTATTATCATAACCATTATAATCTAAATATTCATTTGAATTTAAATCATAGTAATCGTTATTTAATTGGTCAATATCTTGGTCTGTACAGAAAATTCTATCTTTAAAAATAACTTCTCCGTTACTTATAAGTTTTAAATCGTAAAAATGATTCTCAACTAATATAGGATCAAAGATATTATTAAAATTTAAGTAATTACCTGAATTTACTGCATTAGTAATACTATAAGTTTTTTCTACATTAGTGCTATCATCCCTTATTGATAACGTAAAAGTAGATACATAGCTTCTTGGTATTACTGATAGAGATTGAGCAGTTGCTGATGTCGTTAGTATAATCATTATTAATATAACGAAAAAAAACATCTAATTTGTAAAATTACTAAAGCAAAAAAAAAGCACCCAATAAAGGATGCTTAATTTTTAACTAAATAATTATATTATGCAGTTGGGTCAATTTGTGTTGCATCTGCCGTTACTGCTGCATCTAAGAAATAAGGTGCAGTTTCTTCCATTCCCTCGAATGTTAAAGTAAATCCACTTAAATCCCCTGCTGCTGCTCCTGTAACTACAGTACCGCCTGTGCATTCCATTCCGTTTTCAAATCCACATAGGAAATTGTTACCATAGTAATCTACTACAACGATATAAGGTCTAGAAACTGCAAGTGTTTGCAATTCTGCCTGAGTTTTAGCATCTAAATATGTTAAAGTCAAGTTTAAAGTCTGAGTATAAAAGGTAGTTCCATTTTCTCTAGATGAGGTAACGGTTGTTTCTAAGCTAGAATTTCCTTTTACATCATATTCAAACCAACTTGGTGCAGGACTACCATCTGTGATAGTTGCTTCCTTAGTTGTACTATCTACTGCAATAGAAGCTATTGTTCCATAGTCAGCAAATAATACTTTTTTTATGCCACCAAAGGCACTTTTACAAGGTATTTTTCTACCTGTTGTTAATGTACAAGCCATTGTTTATATGATTTTTTAAAAAAAAAGGGTAAGTAGATAAATTCTACCTACCCTATTTTATTGGTTAATTAATTAATTATGCGTAAGATACGATATCTGAAGCAATTCCGAATTGTACTCCACTTGTAAAACGCATTACCATTCTAACATTGTTTGAAGCATCCAAATCTGTCATATCTAAAACCTTAACTTCTTGAGTTGAATTTAGTAATCCTGTTCCAAAATAAAGGTTGCTTTTCTCTGCAGCATACATTTTGTCATCAGATAACCCTGGACAAACAAATATCTTAACTCCGTTGATGCTTAATGATCCATTATTCCACCATTGAGTTCCCATTCCATTTACACCATTTGCTCCAAGACCATTTGCTCCAAATCCACCTAATGCTTGAACATAAAGTTTTGCAGCTTTAGAAGAAACATAAACAAATAAATCTTCTTTTCCATACAATGCAGCAGGAATAGCTTCAACAACGTCAGATAATTTTTCAACGATGTTAGCAGCAGTTAATGCAACAGATGTTAAAGCCTGACCTGCAGGTACATCTCCAGCAGTTACAGCAGCAGCGATTAACTTTTCAAATCCATCAAATGAATTTTTAGATCCTGCAGTAGTATCTCCTTGCCAAATATTAAATTCAGTATTCTGTGCAACTTTAGAAGCAACGTGTGCTATTAAAAAGTCTGAGAATTTAGGAGGTAGTGACTGACCTAATCCGAAGCCCATTTGCTCAGATTCCCAATCGTTTACGAAATCATATTTACAAAGTTGTAAGTTTACTTGTAACTCAGTTGGTTGTAAGATTCTTTCAGTTAATGTAATTGTTGAGGTTGGATTAAAATCACACCCTGCAGCAGTTACTAATGCATCTGTTGCTAGTTTTTTAATTACTTCTTTAAAAGCAATGTTAGATTTTACTGTGATTCCACCATCATCAATAGTTGATGCGCTTAATAAAGCAGCAGCAATGTACTCACCAGCAAATTGTCCCGAATATGTGGAAGTTACGTTTGTTGTTGTAGCTAATTCTACGTTTTTTAAATTACTCATTCTATTTTATTTATTTAATTTATTTAATACTCTATCTAATGTTGATGTGAATTTTCCTTTTCCGAATTCAACCTTTTTCATTTGTTTGCTTTCGCCCTCAGGATTATGTTTAATTGGCTTAGAAGCAGGCTCTGATAATTGTTCCTGAACTTCTTTTGACATTTCTACTTTTTCCTCAATTACTTCTTCTGAAGATTCTTCTGACATTTCTTCTTCTTTCATTTTACTTTCTTTGTCAGCTTTTAAATCTGCAATCGCATCTTCTAGGTTTTGGATTCTTTTTTCCATTCCCTCCCAATCTGCAACATCTGCCATTTCTTCTTCTTTTTTTTCTTCTTCTTCTTCAGCTAGATCTTCAGTAATTTCTTTATCATCTGATTCTTCTTCCTTTGCAGGTACTTCATCTGATACTTCTCTAACATCACCAATTTTACCTTCTTCTTCAACTACAACTAATCTACCATCTTCAAGTAAATATTCTCCAACAGGCATTGCTACCTTTTCATCATCTGTTACTATAAAGATTTCTTTTCCTTTTTCAAATGATTCTGCACTAACTATTGTGCCATTTTCTAACTTCATTTCTTCAAGTTTAACCTCGATATTTAGAAGTGTCTTAATTTGATTTAACATTTCGGTTGATTTCATATTATTTATATAACGATTATTAATTTACTTTTTGCATTTTCAATCTGTTCTTGTTATAACACCTATGCCCTGAGCCTGCATAGATCCATCACAACATTCAATAGAATATTTATTTGTATCCCAACATAAACAAGCCCTAGAACTTCCTGTTGGACTTGTTCTAGATGGTATAAATGTTTTTTTATTTTTTGTATTTCTGCCCATTAATTAGAAGTTAAAATTTCTTTTATTTTTAGTAAGGTCTGTTTATCAATCTCACTTGACATATCTTCTTTAACTGCTTCTTTAGGTGCTTCCATTTTATCTGCAAAATAACCCTCAATAGAAAAACCTTTAACTTTATTTGTTCTAACATATTCATTCCAAACTTCTTCATTATTAACTTTAACTGCACCCATCCAAGTCCCAACAGGTACATTCAATCCATACTTTCTTGACTTGTCCTGTACTTCATCTTCAACTATCCAACTTTCTACCAATGTCAAACCTTTTAAATCTTTTGAGTGTTCTAAGGTAGAATTGTTTTGATATCCATTTCTTAAATACATTTGTGATGCTTTAGAAATAGTATCTTTAGAAAAGAAAATATAATAATCACCCTCACTACCATTTCTGTAGATTGGTTTATTAGGGATTAACAAAGCACCTAGCAAGATTCTTTTTTCTTTACTTATTTCTGCTAATTTTATTTCTTCATTCTTTAAAGCTACAAAGTCTGATTCAATAGCAGGTGATTCTACGATTGATATTGCTTCAATTCCACTTTCTTCCTGTTCTTCGTCTAATATAAGTTCAACTATCTTCATAATAATATAACGTATTTAATTTTAAATTTTGCTTTTTAATCTATTGTAGCTTCATCAATAATATTTCTATCTAATTCTTGTGCAGTAGTTACTTCGCTAGAAACTACAAATGCTTGAATAGGTTGCTGAGATTGTTCTCCTATTGCTGATGCTAATTGATTCGTTCCACTTGCTCCTACTATATTAAAAGCAGGTGGTACAGATAATGGTGCAGGAGTTGGACTTCCTGATGGTGATGCTGATCCCCCTGATACAGGTGGTGTTTTAACACTTAATATCTTTTTAACATTTGCTATTCCTGAAATACCAATAGCTGCAGCATTTGCAAATTTTAATGCAGTTTCAAATGGTGTTGCAGTAGTGGCAGCTA